AATGATGAGGAGCAAGTCATCACTGGAGTTGCTATATCTGCGAACACTCCCATATTTAGAAGAGATCCTCAAACTGGCGAGGAGTATTATGTGAACTTTTCACCATCTGCAATCAAGGATATTGTTTTTGATTATGCAAGAAGAGAAAATTTCAACAACGTTAATATTGAGCATGATAGCCGAAGAGTAGTTGATGGGATATACATGATAATGTCATATATCATTGATGAGTCAAAAGGGTTCACAGCTCCAGAAAGATTCAAGGATGAGAATGATGGCTCTTGGATTGTCAGTTATAAAGTCACAAACAAGGATGTTTATGAGGCCGCTAAAAATGGAATGTTCACTGGCTTCTCAATTGAGGGAGTATTCCAACTACTTGAGACTGGCAAAGGATGGGAGCATGAGTTTACAGCCATATATCAAGAGCTTAAGAAGGTTCAGGAATATATCACATTTTACAATGACTATCCAGAAGCTGTGACAAACAATGCTAAGAAAGGAATTGAGCTAAATCAAAAGTATGGAAATAAATGTGCCACAAGGGTTGGCAGATTAAGAGCAACCACTTTGGCTAATCGCCAGACTGTCTCAGTTGCCATCATCAAAAGAATGTATTCTTATCTGTCAAGAGCAGAGGAGTATTACAATCCAGATGACAACTCAGCATGTGGAACAATCTCATATCTATTATGGGGTGGACTTGCTGGAAAGAGATGGGCAGAGGCTAAGCTCAAAGAGTTAGGTATTTTCGAACAATAAATTATAATAAGTATGAACAAAGAATTGCAAACGATTAAGGAATTGATTGCTGAAATGAAAGCACAATTCTCAAAGTCAGTTGACACATTTGAACAGGCAACTCTTGCTGATGGAACAACCATAGTTGAATATGATGCTCTTGAGGTAGGCATGCCGGTTTTTGTTGTTGCTGATGGTGAAAGAATTCCAGCTCCTGAAGGCACACATGCATTGTCTGGTGATCTTGCTGGTGTATCTATTGTTGTTGATGCTGAAGGTATCATCACAGAGATCATTGATGAGAGAGAGAATGAAGGTGCTGGAGAGGTTGCTGTCGAAGAGACAAGCTCTGACTTTCAAGCGATATCTGCTGAGATGTTGCCACAAGTATTGGAAGACGTTACTGAGGTGATTGCTGAAAGATTAGGACTTGAGATGGGTGTTGCTTATGATGTAGCAACTGCTGTAATCGCAAAGATAAATGAAGAGACTACAATGCCAGTTGAACAATCAATGAGTGCAGAGAAAGTCGAATCAATTATAAATGCAAAGTTAGAATCATTCTCAAAAGCTGTCGAAGGCTTAGCAGAAATGACAAAAGCTATTGCGGAGAACAATAAAACATTGGTTAATGAGTTGAGTTCATTGAAAAGTGATTTCGAGACTTTCAAAGCTCAACCATCAGTACAAACCAAAGAAGCTGAGAAATTCAGCAAAGTTGGCAACTTGACAGCCAGACAACTATTTTTAAAAAATTCTAAAGTATAAATAAAATGTCGTTAAAAAAATACCTACGCACAAAATTTGACTGGGATGTTTCTGGTCTTGCAGCTTATGTTGATGAGCAAAGAGAAGATTTAATTGTTAAGTCAGTTACTGAAGCTCGCACATTACAATATGTTTCAATTCAACAAGGGATTAAAGGATCTCAAGAATTGAAGTTGATGGATGATTCAATTGTTTACCAAGATGGTGATTGTACAATGACTCCAGATGGAGATACTGTATTCACTGATCGTGCAATTGCAGTTGAGACTCTTGGTTACATGAAATCATTTTGTCAAAAAGATCTTGATGGTTTTTGGACTCAATTAGGATTACGTCCGGGAGCTATGGCTGAAGATAAGACACTTCCATTTGAAGCTCAAATCATTAACTACTTATTACAATTACATTCATTTGAATTGGATAAATTAATCTGGAAAGGGAACAAAGTTTCTGGTTCTGGTAACTTATCTAAGATGAATGGATTCCGCCAATTCCTTACAACAGCTAATGGTTGTGTTAACTTGAATACATCCTCAACAGCAAGCATCTCTGCATCTAATGCATTTGATGTTTTCTATGAGTGTTTCGTTAATACTCCAGCTAATGTTGCTGAGGCTAATGATTTCATTTGTTTCACTGGTCGTGAGAATTTCAACTTCTTGACTAAGAACTTGGTTGATGATAACTTATTCCACTACAATCCAGCTAACATTGGTGACTTGAATGAGTTGATCCTTCCAGGAACTAACATGAGAATTGTTAAAGTTAACGGATTGAATGGTCTTGATAACATTTACACTGGTAGAGCTTCTCACTTTGTATTTGGAACTGACTTATCTTCTGACTTTGAGAACTTCGATCTTTGGTATTCTCAAGATGATGATGTGATCTATTTACGTTCTAAGTTCAGAGCTGGTGTTCAAGTACCTTTCTTGGATCAAATCGGAGTGTGGAACGGAACAGGTTCACCTAACTAAAAATTAACAAGGGAGGGGGTAACTCCTCCCATTTTATAAACATTAAAAAAATTATCTTATGTCTTGTAATATGACTCTTGGATACAATGATAGAACTTGTACCAATGGAAAGGGTGGGATTAAATCAGTATTATTATTTCCATTAGGAAATGTATCTGCATCCACAGTTCTTGACAATGAGATCACTGCTTTGACTGTAACTGGTGAGGTGTTCTTATATAAGTTAAAATCTAACTTATCAAGCTACACTGCACCAATCCGAGTGAATAAAGGAAATGGAACTCTTTGGTATGAACAAACTTTGACAATGATCTTAGCATCAGACACAAAGGAGTTGAGATCAGAGATTCACTTGTTAGGTCAAAATGAAGTAGTTGCTCTTGTTGAGAAAGCTGATGGGACAGTTGTTGCTCTTGGATTCGGTGAAGGTCTTCAGATTGCTGAAGCTTCCGCTTATGGATCTGGAGTATTGAAGTCTGACAGATTAGGTCATGACATCATCATGGGTGGATTAGAAAATGATCCAGTTCCAGATGTTTTGCCAGCTGTTTACTCTTCATTATTAGCACAGCAATCTCCATCAATTTAAGAATTGAATAAACTCTTATCATAAAGGGAGGGCAGTGTCCCTCCTTTTTTTGTATATTTGAAACCATGGAAATAAAAGCAAAGTTTATCGGATCAAAACAATGGTCATCCTTATTGAGTAAATGGGTTGACATCAAGAGAGGTCAAGAGCAATCATTCTTAAAATACTATTGCATCCTGAGTAATATTAGCACAGCAACATCCAGATATGATGAATTCTTGCTTGTGGATGGTGTTGATGTTACCTTTGATTACGATGGTTACTACACATATAGAATATATCAGCAAACATCACCAACCAATCTTGATCCTGACTTATCAGCTGGATTGGTTGAGGAAGGCAGAGCTCATGTATATGAGAATGATTCACCGTCCACAGAATACTCGTCAAATATAACTTTCAATATATATGAATAAGTTCGAATCAATGTCATTCAGAAAGGACTTTGTCCAACCAATTGAGGAGCAAGATAGAATGCTTGGCTTTATTAAGTGGGGAAAAAAGAATGACTATCCTTATTTTTTAGTGGATCTATTCAATGGATCAGCTTGGCATCAAGGGATAATCAAGAATAAGACTCACTACATTGCTGGAGGTGGGATTGAAGTTGTCACCGGTACCTTACAAAGATTCCTTGAGAATCCATTCTCCGACTTTACAATGGATGAGATTGTTGAGCAACTGGCATTTGATTATGAATTATTTGGTGCATTCGCTGTCAAAGGTACTTGGAATAAGGAAGGGACCAGAGTTGTTAGATGGGAATATCTTGCCATTGATATGATAAGAATCTCATCAGATGAAAGAATGTACTATCTATCAGATGACTGGACTGTTCAACAGCAATCACCTGAGAAAACAAATCTCAGAACTATTCCAGCTCTTGATGAAAATAATAAGGTCGGATCATTTGTTATTTATTACAAGGATCCAGCTAAGAAAGGACGTAAAGAACAAGGAGTCTATCCAAAACCACCTTACAATGGAGGTATCACAGCAATCCAGACTGATGTTGACATCTCTAAATTTCATATGTATGAATTGCAGAATGGATTCAAGTCTGGAACAATGATCACTTTCATGGATGGCTTTCCAGAAACTCAAGAAGAGGCGGAGTCATTCAAGAATCAAATTAAAGGACCAGCATCCAATATTGAGAATTCAGGAGATATCATTATAACATTTGCACCATCAGCGGATCAAGCTCCCAGAGTTGAAAGTCTGACTGGAAATGATCTTGATAAAAGATATGAGTCACTTGAGTCAAGCGTTCAACAGAACATCCTTGTTGCTCATGCGGTTGTATCTCCATCCTTGTTTGGTGTTGCTCCAGAAGGATCATTCAATGCGGCTGAATCAGCTGAGTTATTCGAAATATTCAAAAAGACCTATGTTGATACAAGACAAAGAAGGCTTGAGTGGATGTTAAACGAAATGATTAAATTGTCTGGTGATGTTGGAACAGTTAAGCTCAGAGATGTGACTCCGATAGGAACAACACAAGAGCCAACAGTTCCGGCAACAGCTCCAGTTCAACAAGATGCAACATTCAATAGACAAGATGTTAATGCATTAATAGATATTACTACCAAATTAAATGATGGGAAGATATCGCATGACAGTGCATTAAGCATTATTTTAGCATCATTTCCAACCATTGATGAGTCACAAGCTCGAAGAATTGTTGGAATGCAACCAGGAGCACAGCAATTGTCATCATGCAAGTTTGAACATCAAGATGATGAGATTGGATACTTTGCTCAATATGGTGAATCTGCTGGACAATATGATGTGATTGCAACATTTCCAATTGCATGGGATACTCCATCAGCTGAGGTTTTCTCAAAACAAGATCAACTCTTTGCCACTATTGGAGAAATATCAGCAGAGTTAAATGACTTTGATAAAAATGTATTGAAGCTTATTGGTGATGGTGAAGATTCAAATGGTATTGCCAAGGCA